TTAATATTAATTATTTAATTAAGTTTAAATAGAAATCATTATGATCATTCGGCTTAACCTCTTGAGTGATAATTTTCGGCTCTTTGGTTTTAAGTGAATTAATCACATCATTATATTTAGTTTGGCATACTCTTAAATTCATTTCAATTTCTTCTAAACGTTCATCAGTTCCTTTGCCATTCTTTAAAGCATTTGTTAAACCGTTCATTTTAGCGTTTAGTTTATCAAGGTATTCAATACTATTTCCTTTAGAAACAGTAAAAAGTGGTGTTTCGCTGTTGGCTCCAAATGTAACCGCTGAACCTTCCCACAAAATAACCTCTTTTAATATCTGTGTTCCATCACCTCTTAATTCTATCTTATCATTAATAGTTTGAAATCCGATTGAATGCTCTGTAATGATACCATCTTGATAATCTAAAAAAGCATCATTCCCTTTTGTGCTTCTTCCTAAATCAGCATAAGCAAGTAAATGGTCGTTAGTTTCTTCAAGTTGCTTAAACATTCCTATTTGATGTTCAAAGTCATGGTATCTTAAAAACTTTATCTTTCTATTGCTTGAGCTATTTGGACCACGTTCTTGAATAGACTTCGCAAAAGCACCTTTAATAATAATATCACCATCACTATCAACGTTATTAAATTTAGCCAAAGCCAATTTAACACGCCTACCAGCTGTATCAATATCTTTTATTTCAAAGCCTATGTTTTTAGTTTGGAATAGATTCATCTTTTTGTTTATTTAGTGCTTCAATTGTTTCTTCACTTAGATTATAGTTGTTTTTCAATAAAGATATTTTACTCTCTTTATCTATTGGCATGGTTAAAACAATATTAATTCCTTCCATTATTATCTTATCCTTTTCAGCTTCTTGTTTCTTATCTGATTGTAAGGCTTCAACGTTAGAGAAATCTTTTCTCATTCTATATTCACCATCTGGATAATGATTAGCAACAATAAATCTATTATGTTTTGCTGCTATCTTATCAGATAAAGGAATAATTACATTAGTGTATAAAGCTTTTTCTGCTTCTAAACGATTATTGAAAGTTTTGTTTGCTGGATCATTAAACAAAGAAGAATCTAAGCCTAACACATTACACATAGAACGCAATGTAACAACACCCTTTTCAACTAATTGCAAATCTGTTGAACTCATACCCATTGGAATATATTTAAGGTTCTTATTAGTTACCTTAGTTTTACCAAACTTTTTAGGACCAGCAGTATCACTATCAAAAGACCTTTGAACAGTTCCAGCTTCTCCAACTGTCATTGGTCTATCAGATTGATCAGTAATTAAACCAAATGCACCTCTATTTTGCAATAAACTTGCATCAGCTTCCCACCTGTCATTACCAACTTGAACAACATTAGAAGCTACTTGAAAAACAGATAAGCCTTTATAAGATTCTTCAATTGAACTATATGAAGGATTGAACATTCTAATATGCTCTAATTCATCAACATCGTATGTTCTTTTGGTTTTGCCAATCTCAAATTTATATTTAAGATTTGGAATAAAGAAGTCGTTTTTAGATTCTATTTCTATGTGATTGCTTGGAAGAACATCAACTTCTTCAATTATACCATTTAAAGTTAAACCAAATAAATAAGAATTTCCAGAAGTAAGTAAGTAAGTTGAAAGTTGTTCGTCTATATCTTTCCAGGTGTAACCCTTTGAAGCATTTGGGTTAGCCATTAAATCGTGAATAGTAGTATCTTCTACTTCTTCCCATTCACCCTTTACGTTTTGTTCTACTATCCATTTAGAATTTGCATAAACATCAACGATTTTTTTAACTACAGAATAAGCATCAACATTTGATTCGTAGCTTGTTTCGATAAGTTTAGTTAGGTTCGCATCTTTACGCCCAAACTTTTCAAAAAGAGTAATGATATCATTCTTCTTTTTAATATTAAATAACTTATCTACTATGCTCATTAAATAAAATTAGGGGCGAACTTAAACGCCAATTAATTTGATATACACAAAGGTAGATAAACTAATTAGATTATAGTGTAAACTAATTAAAAATATTGATCAAACAAAAAGCCGCCAATTTTAAGAGAAGGACGACTTTTAAATTTGTGCAAACTAAACACTATACAAACATAAGAAACTTAAACAAAATAAAAGTCATCTTTCTGAGTTAATTCATCAATTGCCATTACTAATACATCAACTTTATCATCATGGGAACCATTAGGGAAGGCATTACATTCGTTTATAAATGATTCGTTCCAATTCCCTTTAAGTAAGAAGCATCTACCAGACTCAATAAATGCAGAAACTCCATTTGCCCGACTTACTTTATCGGTGGTTGGTGTTTTACCCTCAATTATATTAATGCTACTATTGGCTTTTAAATGCTGAACAATAGATTTACCACTTGCTTTAGGTTCAACATAACCAATACTTGCTCTAGTGTATCCGTTACGATCACAAAACGTTGGTATGTATTTCACTAATTCAGGAAACTCCATTCTAACAGCGTCAACATCTCTTACATACAAATTACCATCAAAGAAAGTACAAGCAAATAAAGCTGAAGGATCATTAGTTTGTTTCTCGGTGTAAGCAGTATCAAAAAAGTAATCCCATGTTAAAGAGGATAAATTTACAGTATTGAAATCCTTATCTTTTATTTCATCTATTACATTAAACCAAGAACCTTTAATTATACCACCATCACTAGGGCTTGGTAATTGTTCGTATTGTCCAGAATAACCATAAGAACCTAAACCAGTTTTAAAGCTCTTTAATACTTTTGCACTTAATCTCTTGGAGAATAGTAAACCATCTTCATAGAGTGCTTTAAATCTTTCGGGCTTGACTTGATCACTTATTTCAGCTGGTAAACAAATGTGTTCCCATTCTTCAGGCTCTTTTTCTAAAAGCATCCCTGTTAAATCGTTTTCATGTAGTCTTTGCATGATAACAATAAACACACCTACTTCTGGTTGGTTTAATCTACTCCTTAGAGTTTCGTTAAAGAATCGGTTGGCATTTTCCCTCTCAACTTCAGAACGTGCCAATTGTGGGTTTTGTGGATCATCAATCACAATAATATCAGCACCCATTCCCGTTACCGTCCCACCTGTTGAAGTACAATACCTCAAACCTCCACTTTCATTAGTGTATTTTGATTTGGTGTTTTCGTCTTTGCTAATCCTAACATCTTTAAAATGTTCCTTAAACCAATCAGATTCTATTAACCTTCTAGCCTGAACACTCAAAGCAATTGATAATGAAGCAGAATAAGAAGTACTAATGAATTTCATATCATCTTTACGGATCCAACAATAAGCAGAAAGAAACACATTAACCAATTCACTTTTTAAAGTCCTTGGTGGTATATTAATTAAAAGATGTTGTTTCCTTTCTTTACCTTCAATTACTCGTTCAACTTCTTCCTGGAGTCGATCACAAATAACTTTTATATGCCAGTTCTCATTTAAAGATTGTCCATTATGTAAAACCTTAAACGCTTCTAATGAGAAACGGTAAAAGGACCTTTTACATAATTCAGCTGTTATTTCAGTCTTTTTTAGCATTCATTTCTTTTTCTAGTTTCTCCAATGTCTCAGTTGATACGTTTGAAAGGTCGGCTACTATTTGTGTAACTTCTGATTCTATTACTTGAGGTGCCTTACCGAACAAATGTTCTGCTACAAATTGCATGCCTCTTGGAGTTACTGCAAATGTCTTTATAAATTCAACTTGAGCCTCTTCATCTGTAATATCCCCACCTTCTTGTTGATAAAGCATTCTAACAGCTTTACGCATTATTGATTTAGCTTGTTCAGATACTTCTTTCTTTGGTCCTCCAGCACCTTTTCTTGCACCTCCGTTATTCTTTCTTCCGTCTTCCTTTTCCATCTATAACTTTTTAAATTCCTTTACTTGTGTAGTATCAACACTTAAACCACTATTGTAATACTGGTAAACCATCATAGTACTATCGCTTGTTTTAACACCTTTAAATTTATAATCAATAGGATTAATTGAGTTATCAAAGTAACTACTATCTAAACTAACTCCAGTATTAGAAATCAATTGATTCATATTGCCATTATCATAATAAATATTTACACTAATGTAAGCAGAATTTTCTAACTGATTTGAAAACATAATTCTTTTATGTGCTGTTGCTCCTGTTATTTCATCAACAACCCACTCTAAACAATCCCACGTGCCAGTAAAATCTTCGTCTGTAGTTGCTGTAGTAATTGCAGTTGTTGTTACTACTTCATCTATTGGAATTGGTAAATCTGTTTGTTGGTTACAGCTTGTTATTGCTAATACTAATATTATTGCTATCTTTTTCATAATTTATTTGATTTTAATTTGAAACGTTCAATTTATTTATCTATTTAATTGTTTATTCATTAATTCGTTAGCTTTCTTTAGGGCTTCGGTTTGGGCTTCTGGTCTTGTGTTCTCTTTGTAACTTCCGTAAGGCGTTCCATCTACATGAAAACCAAACTTGCCTTTAGAATTAGTACTTATAAATATTTCCATTCCAACACTATCATAATAAGCAATGAAAACCCCTATTTGCATTTCGGGTGGGTAAGCCATGAAGTTCTGATAAGGCACTTTGTAATTTCCACCTGTTATAGTTTCGTAAAATTCTTTAAACTGTATTTTATTTTTTCCTGTTGTCATATCTACTTAGTTTTAATTTCTAAATCTTTACCCGTCAAGGCTTTGAATAAGTTCTGTAATTGGTGGACGTGTTTTATTTTAACTTGACCACCACCACCAAAATGAACTATACTTTCTAATTCGTAAAATTCAACATCTATAAAATGTAAAAAATATATTGGATATCCCTCCATAATTGTGCAAGACCCTCCAAACTTAACCAACCACTCCTCAGTTAATGGTATTGGTTGAGTTGCAATCATAACATATTCATCGTCCATGTTTGCCATGTCGTAAATAGTAAACCTACAATCATTACCTTCATAATTAACCCAATTACCTATCATTAAATCTTTTGCTTTCATATCTTATTTATTTAATTGTTTGCAAATATACTAAACAAAATTGTAAGTACCGTTATATTTATATTTATTTACACACTCCCATGTAATTGCTAACGACATCGGTATGTCATCATGGAAGCCTGATGCTGCTGCAAACTTAGGTTGTCCCGTTGGGCTTATAGTCATAGTAAAGGTTTCAAGCTCCGATTTGTAAATGTCATCCTTAGGAACTTTAATCTTCTTAGATGAAAACGCATTAATTAAGTTATTAACAATCTCCTGCTTACTAGTCGATGTAGTTTTAAATCCCACTATGTTAGTAATCTTATGAACTATTTTTAAGTCGTCTATAATCGGCAGCCCTTGGTTGTTCTCCTCAATCATTATCTTCTTAGGTTTCCATAACCTGTTAGCGTCTATTACCCTTTGCTTTAACTGTGGAGCTGTCACATGGTTAAACCTATCGTACCATACCACATCATTATCTTTGTTGATAACTGTTATAACTGTGTAGTCATCCTTTAAAGCGATATCTATACCCATCCAGTAAGATTGACCTACTATAGGACGCTCTAACTTATCTAAGCAGCATAGCTCTTCTACGTTCTCAAAGATTGCAGAACTATCTATGAACTCCCCTAAGTACTCTTGTCTGAATAATACCTCAGGTAAGTTATCCTTAGCTATCTGAATAACTATAGGGTTAGCGTATGGATTGTCAGAGGATAAGAACTTAAAAGACTTGTAATCCTTGTCAGCACTTAACCCTCTTTGGTATTGATGAAAGAACCAGTTCTTACCTTTACCTGTAGAGATAGCTAAACACTTACGACCTCTAACATTCAGCATCGGTAATAGAATGGTAGTAAAAACATCCTCCTTTTGAAAGGCTGCCTCATCTACGATTAAGTACTCTATTGTCTCACCTCTTAGACTATCCTCCTGAGCTGCTGATCTAAACAATATACGACTGCCATTAATAAAGATTATCTCCGTATCTCCTTGACCTCCCTTGTAGGATTTCAATACAGGTGTTCTTATAATCATTTCTAACAGTTGCTTGTATACTTTAGTAGCTTGTCCTGCTGTAGGGCTTACCCAATACACAACTACGTTATCATTCTTTAAAGCCCAGTATATTGCTTGCTGTTGAGCTAACGCTGTCTTCCCTGCCTGTCTACCTGCTACCGCTGTAATAAAGAAAGTCTCTTTATCATTACACGCCTTGTGTATTGGTATCTGTTTGCTGTAAGGCTTATATAATTTTATCTCGTCCATTCTTATAACCTTTCTTTTAATTCTATTATCTTGTTTTCTAACTCTTCAATCTGTTTTGTTATGTCTAACTTAGTATCTACATTATGGAGGTTTAACATTACGAAATGATACCTTTCAAACTTATGAGTATTATCATGTTCCATAGTTATAAATGAAGCTCCTTTGTTTTTGGCTTTTAAGAACAACTCAATAACATTGTCTAGTTTAGTTTGCCCTAATCCTATTTCAATTTTTGATACTATCATAGTTTTTCTATTTCTTGTTTGACTTCTTGCCAATAATCTATATTTCTGCTTAAACCGTGAATAGTCTTTTCATCAAGGTTTATATTTTTAGCCCATTGATAAGTATTATTATTATCTTTAATTATCCCTTCAATATGAATTATTGCACACCTTTTAGCATCTACACTTGAATAAGGCTTAACAGCCGCTGTATATGTTAATGGATAAAACAATCTTACAATCCTTTCAGCTTCTTCTTTCTCTTTACTCTCCATATCTCTCTATATAATATTTATTACCTTCAGCATCCAAATTACGGTATTCCCTACCATAATTAACAGCCTCTTCAATTTGCTCTCTTTCTTCTTCTAGTAGTTGTTCCGTT